CGTGGATTGCTTTCAAGTCTTGAGCAAGTTCAACTGAGTAGTCTGCTCTTAGTGCTCTACCTTTAGCTTCAACAGCAATTCTGTCGATGCTAAACGCCATTTCCATGAACGCTGTAGATGTACCTTCTCCTAATGATTCAAGTTCAGAAGATGTAAACTTGCTTGAAGCAAGGTCATAGTTACCTTCTGTTGTACCGCCACCACTAGCATCGTTGATTAAACCTGGGTTTTTCTCAGATGTTGCTGTTGGAGGTGTACCACCTTGAGTACCAGAGAACTGTGCGTCTGGCTCGTCGAAGAATGCTTCGTTTCCTGTTTGGTTCACATAGCGTGATCTCATTGCGAAGATCAAACCTGTAGGACCATTCATAGGCTGAACACCTGCGATGTCATAAGCAATAAGCTTAGGCATAGCACGACGAATCAAGCTTATGAGGATTGGGTCGAAACCGAAGTTAGCACCACTACCTGTTGTAGGGGTGTTGATAGGACCTGCGTTAGTAGGTGCCTCTGTAAGGATTTGTTTTTCCTCACGCATGAACCTTTCTTGGTTCTCTAGGAGTTGTGCGGTAACCGCTTTACGATAGTTATCCTTTATCTCAGGAAGACCATCATGCTTTAGTACGGGATTCCACTTCTCCTGTAGTTTTTCTGTATTGAACATTTTAAAATGTTAGTTTAAGAGAGTGAATTAGATCCTTTTAGCTAGTTGCTCGACATATGCTGCCATGCTTTCACTAACAGTTTCAAGTTGTTTTTCTGCTTCTGGTGCAGATTCTTCTGAAGCAACCTCAGTCACGGTCTCAGTCTTTGGAGCACCAAAGTATGATTCCTTAATTTGACCTAGCTTCTCACGATACGACTCATCAGATTTGAATTCGACTGCATCGGCAAGGGATTTAAACTTATCCTTCTGTGTCTCAGCGAGACCTCTGGTAAGTTCTGTCAAAATCTCATTTTTACGATAGGTACCCACTACCTCGTGTAGTTCGACATTCTTCTTAACCTGTTCGTTAAGTCGGTCTTCCATGTCATCTATTTTCTCGCTCATCTCAGCAGCAAGATCCAGTTTATCATCTGGAACGTTGATGTTTGATTCGATGAACAATTTCCTTAATCCTTCCATGAACGTCTCAGTGACTTCAGTGCGGAGACCTTGCTCAACTGCAAGTTCGTTCTCCTTGAGCCACTCATCGCAAGCGTACTGGAGGAAATTCTCTACGCGACTAGCAAATTCTTCTTTGATCGTGTCGATCTCTTCTACGAATTTGTTAGCTGCTTGCTCCTTAAGGGAGTCAATCTTTGCTGTGACTCTTGCGTCAACAGCTGCTTCAAAGACAGTCTTTGCTTTCTTTGTGAACTCTTCATCTAGGTCAGCACCTTTAAGTACTGCTTCGATGTCTTCACTGCTGTCTTCAGTTACCACATCTCCTTCGACTTCCGTGTCGTCAAAGATTTTAGCTGATAAAGCACCAGGCATTGATGATGATGCACCAGATGGTTTCATCTTCAAGGTCTTGTCTTTCTCTACTCCTACAGGAGCTGCTGCTTTTTTACCAACGTTATCAGGACCTTCAGGTTTTTCCTTAGAAGAACCACCTACCTCAATGGCATCGTTCTTTAAGTCTGACTTTTGTTGTGGCACAGCACCACCAGTAATGGCAGTATTGCCTGTTGCTGCGTCTTCAGAAACTTCGGTTTTTGGTTCAGATGCTTCCTCAGCTACAGCTTCAGTTGCTTTCTTTTCCGCGATGAGTTTCTCAAATTTTTCATCTATTGTGGACATGGTTTCTCCTACGAAATAAGATCTGCGGTAATTTAACTATTTTTATTTATAATTTATATACTTCTTAAGAAAGTCGCGAACGCGGAAATCTTTCTTTCTTGAAGTTCTTGTGGATTTGGTGCATTGTCAATAGCAGCTTTAATCTCTTCGATTGTACGCTCCTTAACTTTGCCATCTACAGTGATCCACTCACGTCCTTCATAGATACCCTCTACGAATGCATCAGGTGCTGAAGGATCTGCTACGATATCCGCAGCAGTGGATAGAATGAAGTCATCTGCTACCACAGAACAACTACCTTCTTTCTTGATTGAACCGAGACCTCTCGAAGAGACTCCCAGTTGTACGCCCTCGTCTAGCAATGACTTAGCGATTTTACCCATGGGTGTATCCATAAGTTTTGCCTTACCCATGAAGTTAGTTCCTTCTGGATAAAGTTCAACAATCTTATGTGACACTCTATCTAGGTTAAGTGTAGGACCTTCTGGGTGACCTAACTCACCTAAAGCTCTACCTCTGTTAACGAACTCCTCATTATACTTTGACACCTCACGATTCATGGTATCGAACTTGTACATTCTACCATTGCGGTTGGTGATCTCAGTTTGTAAGAATACTCCTTTGATGTAGGTTGATTTCTTACCGTCTTTTTCTTCGGTAAGAACCTCTATATCATTGTTCTGTTCCGTTATCAGTTTCATCAGATGGTTCCTCTAATTCAGCGGTAGGGTTTTCTAGTGCCTCTGGGTCAGGTTCCGCATTACCTTCATCAGGTACATGTGGAAACATTCTGTCAGCAACACCTTGCTTACTAGCGTCCACTGCCATAGCAGCTTTAGTCTGTAGCATGTCTTTGAGTTTTCCCAGAGCATCAGCCTGGTCGTCGTTCCAAAGCAAATCAACGATATCTCGCTGTGGTGTAGTCATAATAATTGTGTTACGTAATGTTATTTATTACCATTCCTACTTTTAGCAGGGGTTCTGGTACTGCCAGAGGGGTTAGTAGTACCCTTCTCTGCCTGTGTTTTGATCTGTGCTTTCTTCATTTCTTTATCAAGTTCCGCATTATCTTTTTCGTCATCCATAGCTTTTTGATCCATGGCTGTCATTTCTAATGGGTCAATGATCTTACCTGAAGAAATATCATCTTTCATCTGATCGTCAAGTTCTTTTTTCTCGACCTCAGACTGACCTAAGATGTTTGTACGTACGTACTCAGTAGAGAAGTAACGTCCCATGAATGGTTCCATGGCAGTGATTACGTTGATCTTCTCGTTTAACATTTCAATATTCTTAAGTTCTGTAAAGTGATTGTCATATAAGTAATCGTACTGTATATGCTCCTTCATGTCATCCCAGTCCTCTGGTGTGATTACACCTTTTAGAATGAGTTGAGTCTTGAGAATATCTTGGAACATCTCACTAAATTTCTTGCGGAGTTTACCCACAAACTTAGTGAACTTCAGTTCATCACGCATGATTTCTGAAGATCTTCCAATGTTAAATGCTTGTCCTGATTCTAAACGACCAGCTGGTACGTTCAGTGCTTTATAAAGTTTGGTTTGGAAGTACTGGATGTCCGTAAGTTCTCCAAGATTTTGTCCACCTGGCAACGTAGTGATTTCAGTACCTCGTCCTCCCTCTCTTCTGGGTAACCAGAAGTCTTCGAGCATCGACATGTATTTTCTGTCATCTCTAATCTCTCCTGTATTAGCATCGTAAACAAGTTTGTTTCTATAGCGACTCATTACCTCACGTAGGTACTGCTCCGCTTTTACTTTTGGTAGATTTCCTACATCAATGTAGAAAATTCTACGCTCTGGTGCTCTTGATATCCTGTAGATAACAAGAGAGTCCTCGATCATCATGAGTTGATTAAGAACTTTGATTGCCTTATGTAAGTAAGACAATACTATATTCTTATTGGTATCGAGAATACCAGAGGTCACATATGTTATAGCATCTTTCGCAATTTTTATACCACTATTTGCGGAGGTATTGCGTAGTCCTTTGGGATTGTATATAAAATATTCGTCTACCTTACCATAGTCTAGTGACTGGAACTGGTCTGCTGTCTTTGGAATCTTATTAATCTGTCTGACTTTCTTGATCTTTTGTGGATCTACATAACGGAGTTCGAGAATACCATCTTGAGGTCTCTTCAAATCTATGACCTTATGATAATACAAACGCCCATCAATGTACCATCTACGGAACATTTCATGAGCTTTAGTATCAAATCCTATTAAATTTTTAATATAATCGAACTCTGTTCTAATCATATCCTTGACAGAATCACTGACATCTAAGTTTGCCAGGTTTATCTGCACGGGTGAGTCATTTTGGTCTGTGACTATTGACTCTTGTAAAATGTCTTCAATCGCACTGTCTACTTCAGGGTGCATCGCCATCATGCGATACTTAACCACCATGTCGTATTCAGTCTTGAAGTTACCATCAAGATCTACGTATGTCCCATGGTAACCACCAGCTATAAAACTTGTAGCACCATCCTCATTAGTTGGGGCGACGGGAGAAGGAGCACTTTTCTTTAACTCCTCCTCTCTTCTTCTAAACGAGAATCCGAATAACTCTGCCATAATATTGCGTTTCTTTACCTACTATTTAGTTAGGCAGTGCCAACCCTTTTCATAGTATTCTGTCCAATAGATGTCTCGAAGTACTGGTAAGCAAACTCAACATCGAACTCTTCGTAAGAATCGTTGTTGTCATATGCTAGTGATACCTGTGAAACAGATACTGGGAAACCTTTCACTAATTTATACTGACGGATGTCCTTGAATTGTTTTGCGGATCCGTTGAACTTATCCATTTGAGTTACAGTGATGTCCTGTAATATTGCTTCCATTCCTGCGGATGCTGTGTTGGCATCTACAGTGTTGGTTAGTTCAATCCACTTTTCGTAAGCACCACGTAGTTGGAAAGCATCATCCATATAGAATGTAGCAGTCCATGATTCAAAGGTTCTGTCGCCAGGTACCTTGATCACTCTACCACGGAAAGGTAGTTCTACTGTTCCTACTGTTGATGCAGGAAGAGCAGCACTCTTACACAAGTATGTTTCTAATCCATCTTCAGCGATTATGCCTGTTGGAAAGTTGTGTGTCACAGAGAACAGGTTAGGTCTAACTGCTCCCTTGATTCTAGACTGGAATTCTAATACGCCCAGTGCTTTGGTTTCAGCCATTGTTTAAGATCTCCTTGGGATTACTTCCTCGAAACTAACACCTGTACGTGTAGCAACAAAGGTTAGTGTGATGAAGTTGATAGAGCGAGCAGGCTTGATGTAAATCTCAGCAACAAACTCATTCTTATCAATTAAATCAGGTGTGTTGTTGGAACTATCACAAACAACTAAGAAGTCAGTGATACCACGACGTGCTTGAATGTCACGTAGGTATGGTTCGACAACGTTGTTGAAGTTGTTTCTAGTAAATTCGTCATTTAGTTCAAACAATACTCCCTTCGCAGCATTTCCTATTGTCTTCTCTATGACGAGGAAGAGACGACGGACGTTGATGCGATCAAAGGCAGATGGTGAAGCGAGAGCTGTTTTGTCTCCGAAGAGTACGATACCTTGACCAGGTAGAGAAGTGATTGGGTTGATTCTCTTCTGATAAAGTGTGTCTCTTTCAGATTTCTTAGGTGAATATGCTAGTTTAATAGCATTCTTGATTCCACCGCGATTAAGTCCTGCGGGTGAGAACCATGGATCTCCAGCTGCTGTTGTGCTAGCACACAATCCTGCAGTGTCACCGTTACATGGGATCCATCTATACTTGTCAGCGAAGCGATCATAAAGATACTTCCAACCGCTATCGAAGACTACGTATGAAGTTGATGGGAATGAATCGAAAAACTCAACTATGTTATTAGTTTGTGTACCGCTGTCTGATACTCCGATAACATTTGTTTTATCAGGAGAAATGAAAGCAACACAGTCTTTACGAGCATTCACAATACTGATCAGTTTGTTTGCTTTTGCTTTTGTTTCTGTCTCAGTAGCACCGCCACCACCCATGATTAGGTAGTCAATCTGTACTGTTTCTGGATCAGCAAAGTAATCATACCCTGCGATGATCTCTGCCTGAGATAGTGTAAAGTCGTCAGCACCAGCTGTCATTGTATATTCTTTCTCACCAAGAATATCAAATGCTGTTGTTGAAACTCCACCTACGTTAGATGCGTTAGCAAGAGCGTTACCAGATACATCCCAAATGTCCTCGTTATCATGAGAACCCCAGTAGATGTAACTAGATTGGTTGAGGATAACCTCTGGATAGTATACTAAAGAACCTTCTGCTGATTTACCATCAGATGCTTTAGAGACATATAGAAATTTCTCAAGAACTGTATTAGGTGTTCCTGTTACTCCACCGTCAACGTCGACTACAACAATGTGCATCTCGTCGTTTGATCCTCCGCGTTCAGCAACGTGTACTGAAGTGCCAGGTTGGGGAGCCACTTGATTCCAGTTCAAGGTTGGGGTAATCATCTGTGAATCATACCATCCTGCTACTGCTGTGATAGCAACATCAGGGTTAGATCCATCATCAACTAGATCAGAAGTTGTCCAAGCACCACCAGATACCCAGATAACATCTACTACTGTACCACCTGTAATTTTGTGGATGTAAGCAGATTTAGTACCCGCTGAGTTTTGGATTAATGATCCTGCTGCTACACCAGCTGACTGGAGGTTGCCCGCAAGAGTTACTTGTTGGTTAGCACCTGAGTCGATTACTACAACTTTAAGTGAGTTACCTACAGAACCAATGTTTCTAGAAGCATAGTCCCAAGCTGCTGTACCATCGTAGTAATTACCTTCGTAATCTTCTACGCTGTTGATTGTAAGTGTAACTCCACCTACGTTAGCAGTTTTTAATGAAGCACCACTAGCACGTACTACGTCAAGTACGCCACCGTATGCGAGAAAAGATGAGGCAGCGAACCATGTTTCATAGTTACTGTCATTTGGTTCACCGAATTTAGATAGTAATTCTGATTCCGATGAGATTCTAACTGGTTTATTAACTGGTCCTTTTGTAAAAGCTCCAGCTATTGCTCCAACGTTTACTTCTACTGTCTCAATGGATCCAAGGGTTAAATCCCTCTCTTGAATTACCACTCCTGGTGAGAGAAGTGTGCTAGCCATGCTTGGTACTCCTGATGAATAATTTCAATTTGTCTAAAAATATTTAGGGAAAGTAGCTTTTCTACCGATACTCCCACATAAATGATCTGTCACCATACTCATCTGTGTTCCATTTTGAAGTCTCCCTGTCACTACCGTCCATCTCAAGTGACCAGACATCTCCTTTCTCATCTACCACAACTTCTTCATCATCTACACCGTTGAGAATGAAACCAAATGGTGCCATATCTTGTTCTATCTGATTCTTTTGCTCCTCATATATCCTCCGTCTTATGTCCTGATCAGTCAGTTCCTTGAAATATTCCTGTTGTACCAACCATGCAAAGATGACAAGACACATCACAAGGTCATCATTATATCCCTCGTCTGCCTCAAATGATTGCTTGTTTTGTATGAATGTAGTCAGCTCAGATACAATGTTATAGTCGTTTACAATTAGTTTGTCATCCTCTATCAGCGTCTTGAGGTTTGAGCATCCCTGTGCTTTCACAGTTTTACTCATCTTGACACCCATCTGTGTTTTACCTCCGCTAAATCCTGTACCAACTATCTGTCCAGCTCTACCACGCATAGCACACATGAGTACATTCTCATACTCCACATCATAATGGAGCTGTGATGCGACTGCCTCTCCTAGATCATTCACCTCTATCAAAACATATGCCATATTGTATATCTTTGCTACGTCTGCTATGACATTAGGTAGTAACATAGGTCTAATATCATGGTCTCTATACTTTGCTACTAACTTCCATGGAGCTTGTGATATGTCTATCACGCAGAAAGCACTATAATCCTGTGCTAAACCCCGCGATATATCGCATGTAATTATATAATCTCTTTCAGGTATAGGATTTTCATACACATCTAGCGATCCATTTGACTTAATTGGATCATCATATGTCAGTGTGCGTAACTTACTAGCAGTTATGAGTGTGTCAACAGACCCTAAGAACTCACAGTCAAACTCTTGAGTGAACTGTCTGACTGACGTGTTGGCAATAGTAGTTTCTTTCCAAGCAGCATCCCTACCTGGTACTTTTGACCAGTGTACTTCAGTCCAAATGTATCCGTTCCTACCTTTCTGTGCGTCAACCCACAACTTATAGAAGTGATTCATTCCATTTGGCGTGGAAATAATGATGACTTTTGTGGATTTACCAGAAGTAATAGTAGGATAAACGGAACTAAAGAATTGCTCCGCAATATGGTTAGGTATAAACGCAAACTCATCGAGGAAGATGATGTTGAACGACATACCTCGAACAGCAGATGCTGAAGTAGATGCAGCGAGAATCTTTGATCCATTTTCTAACTCCATGCTACCCTTGTTCCATGCTATGATTCCCTGTTGCATCCAGAGTGGGAGTTGTTCATAGGCAAGTTGTAGTCTTCCGAGTAGATCTCTAGCAGTGGATAGCTTGTTTGCTAGGATACCTATATTCACATTGTCATTAAACAATGCATAATGTAAAAGGTAAGACACACACGTAGTGGACTTACCAGTCTGTCTAGGAAGTTTTGCTATATTAAACCTGTTCTCGTGAAAGTTCTTAATCAGTTCCTGTTGAAAGTCCCACATCTTGAATGGAACTATACCCTCATCAAGAGATATAATCTTGATGTAATTCATAGCAAAGTAGACAGGATCGTCTTTGCATTTTAGGTATTCTTGGATCTGGTCTTGAGTAAATTCAATTTCAGTTCCAACCTTTTTAAGGTTGGGGTTACCAAGATAGAAGTCTTGGGCTGATGACATTATGAGGAAGCTCTATAAGTAAAGTCTAGGAATAACGCAGCGGTACCAATCGCACAGTTTCCTGCGGTGATGACACTTGATCTCTTATAATCAGCGTTACGTATCTGGAGTACCATCCACTGATTCTGAGATCCTGCATGTGCTACTACCATATCTTTACTGTCGTCTAGGAATATTGCTTGTCCTGTGTTCAAGAAGTGTGTGGATGATGTATCCATTACTACTGTCTGTACTGGTGCGTCACTATGTGATAGTGCGGGTTGGAATGGAATTGGGAACTTAAGAACACCACCAATCAATGATGCGTCTTGAATGTTAACTGTAACCTTAGCATGTACATGTACCATTCTACCTACCTTAGTGTAGTAACCAGTAGATGTAGTTGTCATACCAGCTCTGATTGTTGACTGGAACTCTGGTGTAGCATCATAGAAACCTTCTTCATAGTGATCAAGAATCTGATATGTCTTGCCAGGTAATGATGTCTGGTTACTAAAGTCAATACCTTTATCTTGCTGTAACTTATAGTGACCTGACTCAGTAATTCTTGCGGCTTCAGATAGTGTACCAGATTGTACGGTAAAGAACTTAAGTGCTCCGTTCTCTGCTAGGTTTGATGTACCAGTAACCTCAGCAAAGATACCTGCATAGGTAACGTTAGCATCATCATTAGCATTTCTACCTCTGAAGTCAATTCTACCTGGCTGATGTCCAATACCGATAGTACCTGACTTGTATAATACAAGGTCAGGAGCAGTAGTAGAACTGTTAGTTGTGTTCTCAATAATGATCTGGTCAGTTGTGTCACTACCTTTGACGTGTAACTGTCCTGCGGGTTCCTCTATATTAAGACCGACTAGACCACCACGTAGTGTCATAGTCTTGACTTCTGATCCTGCGTCTATAACTGAGAAGTTTAATAGTCCTCTCTCAGATCCTTCGGTATCAAAGTGTATCTTGGATTGTATCTTACCAAACTCTACGTCAGCACCGTTACTTGTATTTCTACCGTGGAACTTAACAGCACCAAGTAAGTCATTAGTAGCCGCACTAGCACTGTCTCTCTGAATAATAAGATCAGGACCTGCGTTCTCTGATGCATCATCTAACTCTACTGTGAGTGATGCACCAATCACCTTAGTTGTAGCAGCAGTCAGTTTGATGTAACTAGACTCAAGACATAAGTTTGTGTCACCTACTTCTAGGTTAGGTGTACCGTTATTATTTGCGTCAACTTCAAATACTAATTTGCTTCCTTCTGTATTTCTCTTTCTAAATCCAAAAGCTGCTATCTTAGAACCACCATTGTTTCTAAAGTCAATGTGTCCTAGGTCATTACCATCAGCAACAATACTATCAGAGGTAAAGTCAATACCACTGTGCTTGAATGTGATGTTGGCAACTGTGTCTACTGTACCTACGTTGTCAGTGTTCTGTATAAGTAGGTTTCTTGTACCACTAGCACCAATAGTTACCTCACCAAAGGTAACGTCAGAGTTAGTAGCAACTGCCTGACCTATAGCAATTACACCTGATGCGGAGTTATAAGATACACCTGTACCACCACTTAGATGTTGTCTGGTCTCTAGAGGACTAGGACCTGTGTATGTTATAACGCCAGTTCCACTGTCATATGACATAGATCCGTCACCACCTAAGTCAGTGACTGATACATGTGCTCTTACTTCAGCAGCACTAGGACCTGTGTATGTGAATACACCAGTGCTATTATCAAATGCTAGACTACCATCTCCTCCTGCGTCTGTTACTGATACAGCAGCTCTTGCTCTACTATTAGTAAAGTATAAATCTGTTGATCCTTCTACAACATCATCAGTTGTAAATTCTGTAAAGTCTACAGATAATGTAAGTGAGTCGGAAGCATCATCATATGATTTGTTTATACCGTTACCACCTGTAAGTAGAACTGCTACTCTGTCATCTACTCTCTCATTTGTATAGAATAAGTTTGTTGGTGTAGATGATGCTTCTTGAATATCATCTAGATCTAATGTGATGTCAGCACCACCATTAAATGATACACCGTTTATATTTCTTGCTGTCTGTAATGTTGTTGCTGTAGTTGCGTTACCTACAACTGCGGCTGTTACTTGGTTAAATTCTACATCATCAGTTGTACCAACTGCCTGTCCTATGTTAACTATTCCAGATGTGAGCGTAACTCCTGTCCCTCCCGAAAAATGTGCTCTAACTTCTGAGGGGCTAGGACCAGTATAGGTAATAACACCTGTGCCTGAGTCGTAACCGAGGGCACCATCACCTCCAGAGTCCGTGATAGAAATCGCAGATCTCGCTCTAGTGTTTGTGAAGTACACATTCGTGGGTGTCCCTGATTCCTGAACGTTGTCTGTAACCAGTGTGATGTCCGATCCACCATCGAATGAAACGCCTGAGATATCTCTAGCAGTCTGTAAAGTACTTGCAGTGTCAGCATTACCAGTAAGTGCTCCTGTTATTGATGTAATGTTAGCAGCATCACCATATATGTTCTGCCAACGTATTAGGTTGCTACCTAAGTCATAGGTACTATCAGCACTTGGAAATACATTCTGATTGAATGTCCAAGCATCATTAGTATTTGACCATAGCATGCTATAGTCTGATGCTCCTTTCAAGATTATACCACCACCATCGGCTGTACTATCTGTAGGTGAAGCAACTGTACCTAGTTCTAAATTTTTATCATCTACTTGAACGGTAGTAGAATTGACCGTAGTTGTTGTCCCATTAACTGTCAAGTCACCTGTGACTGTCAAGTCATTAGGCATTGTGACATCAGTTGGGAAAGCAAATTGTATATTATTATCGTCTATACGTGAACAAATTATTTGCTGTGAGTTACCTTTAAATGTAATATCATCTAATACAGAGTAAGAAGATGTCAATCTAAATGTAACATCAGGAGATGTAGCTGCGATAGCACGGATATCATATTCTGTACCAATCGTTGATCCACCACCACCAACGTCAAAGTTTCTGACGACACCATCAGTACCCTTCAACTTCATGGTCAAAACGCTATTAGAAGTTGCTTCTAATACTACGTCACCATTTTGTGATGGTTGTATACTGGATGGGGGTCTGAGCAGATTGTTATCCTGTTCAGGTAATCTACGAATCGTCAGTGACATTATAACTGTTTAACTACTTGTACTATGGGTATTTAGCGTATACCAATCACGTGCTTCTGACTCTTTGTCAAAGAACATCGTGACTCCATGATCATAGGCAACCCATTTGTCTATGATGTAATCCCAGTGTGGGGGTTCTTGGCAGTGTGTAGAAAGATATTCCCTATAAAACTCAGGGTTCTCTCTCATATCTTCCTCAAAGTCCATCTGGGCTGTGAGGCGATCCTCTGGTACTTCAGACATGGCAATAATTGATGCTAATATATTTAGCACACTTTCCAGAATAAATTTCCTGCTACAGTAATTCTTTCTTTGTCTGTGGAATGATAAGGATACACTGCGTGATTAGTAGGAGATGGAAACATAAGTACCTGTCCATTCCATGATCTATCCACGTTGATAAGTCTATCCTCTAGTTGGAATCCACCATCACTAGCAAAGTCTTTCCGTTCTTCCACACCGTATGGTATGTCTACAAAAATAACAAAACTTACCACACCATGATGGCAGTGGTAAGGATTGTATTGACCAGGTTTCTGATAGTTTACCCATAGTTCGCGGAGATCCAAATAGTTTGGATTGAAGTCTCCTTTATATGGGCATGTCTGAAAGAATGTATGCCAAATATTCTGTGAAGTATGGACGAGATAATCTTCCAACCCCTCAGTAGGAACGAGAGATGACTGTTGATTCAAAGCACCAACTAATTTATTATTATAGTCCCAGTCTTCGTCTTTCCTTCTTTCTATACAAGCATCTTTTAACTTGTTAAAAAGGGAAGGGGGGATATGTTCGTGCCAGATTTTGCTCATCACAAGAATATTGTTCTAGGTAGTCTTCTAACTTACGTATAAGTTTGACACTACATTTATCTGTTGTGCGACACATGTCTAGTAATTCTAGTATGTCGCTTTCTCTGAACTGCATTAGAAATAATCAATAGCGAATAGCATAGGTAGGTCGTTAGAACGACTTGCTTCTACATATGATACTATTCTAGCACCAGGATATATCTTGCCAGCTTGTTTCTGGATATCCTGACGTTGTGGTTTCTGAAGCTTCGGGAAAAATATCTGAACACGGTATGGTCTACCACGCCAAACCAACTCGACGTAATAGTATTTGCCATACTCATTCAGTCTCGCAGCTTCTGTGATCATTATGATACAACGACTTGAACCTCTGTACAGTGGACTGTTGCTCCACTAGCAGTCTTAGGCATTATAGCATACTTCATAGAGTTACGCACTTCAGCAGTTCCTGAGAACGCAGCGAAACCAGATCCATCTGTACCACCGATTGTGAATGTGGTAGGTGTAGCAGCAGTTACCTCAACATGAGATAAATTATATGCTCCAACAGATGAACCAGTTGTTGTAACGTAGTCTCCTACCTTAATCTGATTATGATTTCCACCTGATCTTTCTATCGTGAATACTACTGGGTTAGCAGCAGTAGCACCTGTGATACCCATACGCACTGGGCTATCACCTTTAACGATGACTGATTCGCCTTTCTCTACATATAAACTTGAGTTAGTGGCATTGGCAGCTCCACCTAGCTGTATGGCAGCACCGCCCTTTGCGACTTCAGCAGCGAAGCGATAGATACCTGTCTTCACAGATAGTGCTGTACTTTGTGTGTTGGCAGCACTACCGACGGTCACCGTAGGTCCATCCTGCACTACTTTTAATACTGACATGTTAATAATAGTTGGTTCTTACTTATTTATCCTTGGAAGCATTCTTCAACATCTTCTGTAAATCTGCTGTGCTACCAACAAATAAAGCGTTGTTGACTGTGGAAGGTCCTTTCTTTTTCTCTTCCTTTACTTCTTTGGTTGTCTTCTGAAGTGCCATGAGTTTATCAGCAACGTCACCGACGTGTTTGATTAACTGTCCTGCTACCTCATATGCTCTAGGGTGGTCACTCCCTTGTGCTACATCTAAAGCACCATCGACTGCTTCCTGTCCTTTCTCTATGAGAGAGTATAGGTTTGACCTAGCATACTCATGATCATCATTGACTTGATCATCAGTATTTTTGATAGGAGTTGCTTTTTTGGGTTTAGGTTCTGAGGTATCAAACGCCTTTTCTAAACCACCGAAATTGTTATCCATAGAAAGAAGTCATTTCGTTGAATCCGAAGTCATCATCACTATCTAATAGTTCTGTGTCAGCGGTTGTTATAATATCTATAACTGAACCACTCGCATGAGCAGATTGAGTTGTGGCATTTTGACCACGAAGTACAGTAATAGACTCTCCATCTGGTTTACTCTTGACCTTCATAACTTCGTTATTGATCTCAATATAGTCACCTATACTGAGTACAGTTGAGTCTACAACTGGTAGTGTAGCTACCTTACTGTTGACCTGTGCTGTGATAGTCAGTCCTGCTCCATCACTATCCTTATCACGTAAGGCAGTAGGTTCTACTTGATATGATACACGACGGTTTGGTGTCGCAGGGGTACCAGTATCGTAATGAACTTTTGCTTTCTTGATTGGTTTCTGTGTGGATGTAGGTCCGAAGATGTATGCTTTGACAGTAAAGGTACAGTCAATCGTAGTTAATTTACGTTGATCAAAGTTACCTTCATACTCGTCTGAGTAGGAAATACTATTCAGAACGATTGGTATGTCACGATACTCATTGATATCATCTAATATTTTGATAGTAATATTATATGATGGTTGGAATATAGGAACGATTTGTTCTATGATTTCCAACGCTTCATCGTTTGTCTTTGATAGTATAGACAAACTGAAGTCTAGATTATATGGTACGGGTGTAAATATCTTTCTTACATTCTTACCATCTTTTTTATAGTCAGTCGTTATAGGACTCAACTTTCTACTACTGTCATATGATATCCCAGACAGTTCAAATGATATTCTAGGTAGAGTGATAGCAACCTTCTTGTTTAATTCTGGTTGTCCCTCTAGTCTTGCTAAAAACTTTTGCTTAGGACCATAGGCAAGAGGTACTTTCATCTTCTGATAGGTTGTACCACCTGTCTCTTTCCTAACTTCTATTCCGTTGAATAAAGTACCAAATCCTATAACGCATTTACGGATGACTTTATTATATGTGTATTCACCTAACATGTTATGTTCCTATACCAAATGGGTTACCTTCACTGAAGTCAATGATATCATCAGCAAGTGTCTCAAACGTGGAAGACTCAGAGTATTTAGTATCTGTTGTCTTCATTGCGTCATAACTATGTATCGTTATTGACGCACCACTGGTATTACCTACCAATAGTTCACCGATCTGGAAGTCATCTGTTACTGATTTTAATTTCAACCAGCCTTCTGATTTATCCCAATCAGCAACCATAGCTGTACCACCAGTAGTTCCACCTGTAACTTGTTCCTTATCAATAAAGTTTCCAGACAGTCCAGCTGGTACTGATTGTATATCAAAAGCAGCAGTAGTGTATCCACTACCACCACTGTCTATTACTATCCTTTCGACGGAATCATATCCTGATCCTTCGTTAGTAATCTCAACTTTAGTGAGCGAACCAGACGAGTTAAAAGTCGGAATGACCACAGGTTTGGTGCCTGTGCTACTAGGATCAGTGAAATCAATACTAGATCGAGATACATCATAACCACTACCTCCTGAAATTATTTCTAGACCAACCATCTTACCGTTCTTCACAGTAGGATCTAAGACAGCTGGGGTTATTGGAATAGATCCACCCACATTTACAACGATCATCTCAGCATGTGCTGTTGCTCCTGTACCATCACCTGTAACAGCAACAGTCGGAGTAAAGTTATACTTACTACCGTTTGTAGTAACTATAGCCTGTGATACTACATCTCCATCAAGTAACGGAGTCGCAGCAGCGGACTCGCCAGGTGATACAAGATAATAGTATTGTACAGTATAACCTGTATCTATTAACTCGTCGTCTCCTGCGAAGAACTCTCCACCTTCGTCGCTGTACTCGAAGAGTTCTGCCTTTAATTTATATGTATAGTTCTTACCTAACTGATAGAATGGTTCTTCATGCTCTACAAATTTTATCTCAAAGTAATTAGATGAGAGTGGGAAGTATATTAAATCTCCTTCTTGTGGTCTTTCTCCTACCTCTATGTCTTCGTCTAACAATAGGAACTGAGATATAAGATCACTAAATCTCTGCTGTGATATAACCATAGTTATCTCATCAGTCTGTCTGATACCAAACTTTGTCAATAGATCTCCACCACCTTGGAAACCATCAAAGTTTTCTAGGTATGCTTCTATAATATATGAGTCATCAAACTGTGAGATGACCTCTTCATTAAACACATTATCTTTTGCTATCATTTGTCTGGGAATGTATAACACATCCATACCAAACATCTTGATATACTCTTCAACAAGGTTCTGCTGAAGGAACTGCTCGTTACGAGTACCGTGTGTAAAGAATACGTTTCTTGCCATTATCCGATCATATCCATTGGAGGCATTTCATACTTCATTAGCATCTCATCTTCTATTCTGTCTAACTCAGTTTGTGCCTGTTGATATATTTGATCACCATTCATAGTGATACCACCTGGCAACTGAGCACCTTGGAACTTACTCAAGTTCTGACCCCACTGTCTCTTTATAAGTTGTGTAGTATATCTCTTGAGGAAAATATCATCATATAGTGTAGTAAATGATGAAGGATCCAATGCTCTGTAAGCATCAAATACTATGAAGTCACCATCGTTTACATCAGTCTTGAAGTCAAGATCCATGTATAACCTGTCTCCTCTTGCTTGGAATCTGATTTGTTTCTGTCCTTCTAGTAACCAGTATATATCTTCTAATCTTCTGTTTACCATTTCATATGTAAGAATCTCAGTCTGAGTTAGATCCCAGAGATCATTCAATCTCCACTGGTATCTTACGTCAAATAGATTGGTAGTATTCTTAGATGTGAAATCAAATATCTTAATGACTGAGGTGACATGCTCAGGCATGGTAATAAAATTATTCTGCTCAAGAAACTCTGGTTGTCTAGCACCTACCTGTGTCACTGTAGTAGTTGTGTCAGTCTTCATCAAGTCTATAGTTGCTTGATCAAACTTATACTTTAGAAAAGTTCTAATATAACCATCAGTAGATCTCTCTTGAAAAAACTGCAAAGCATCATCAATCAGATCATCTATCTGATCGTCATCTACGTTTATTTCTAGGACTGGTGCTCCTAGTTTTCTTAAAGCATACTCTGCTAGAGTTGCTTTACTACTTGGTTTTGCCATTAGACTGTATCCACGTTGAATCTCACTCTTACATAATATGTAGTTGTAGGTAACAGTGTAACGTCACCTGGTAAAGTATAAGACTGTAGGTTAGTAGAGTTTCCTAACGATTGATGTTCAATGTTAATGAAAGTATCTCCCTGTGAGAACTGCCAGTCAGTTGAGTTATGTCCATATCCTGCCTTGATCTCAGGACTTAGAACGTTGATTGTAGGATTAAATGCGGGAGTAATAGTTTGTACTTCTGGTTGATCTACTACAGGTGTAGCAAACTGTACAGGAGATGAGTAATTACTTTGTAGTCCTGCGTTATCCTTATATTTGACTTGTACAGAGTATGTGACTGCGAAGTCAAGTGTACCAGCTGGTACTGTAAACGTAGTCAAGTTACCAGTATCACCTTGTGATAAGTCAGGTACAGTGATCTGTGCTGTATCATATACTGTCACGTTATCTGCCACTCTCTTGATTATCCAGAACGATGCTTGGTGTGTTGACCCTGCGTACTGTGATACAAATGCTCCTGCTGTAAATGTAGGTTGTCTATTGAATGTCAAGTTAGTTGTTTGATCTATATTGACCTCCATAGAAGCAGCTGCTTCCACGAACTCAGACTCATTAACAGTTATAGTAGCAGAGTTTGATGTAACTGATATCGCATTGCTGTTAGATAATACACAACGATACTCGTTATAGTTTGTTGGGAATGGTTGTGCGGGTGTAGTATAGCTAGCACTTGTCGCACCATTTATATTTGCCCAATTAGCACCACTGTCAGTTGTCTTCTGCCACTGGTAGTTCAATGCTCCACTGGTAATAGAAGCAACGATACTAAAGGTTGCTGTCTGTCCTTCAATAATAGTTTGTGGTTGTGGATGAGTTTGAATAGAGATAACTCTAAGAACTGTCTGTACAGCATAGGTTGATTCTATATCACTCTGAGCACCTACTAGACTTAGTGTACACTTATATCTGTCGTCATTATCATCAGCAAATACTAGAGCAGGAGTAGTGTAAGTAGCACTTGTAGCACCTGGTATAGTATTATAGTCTACGCCATTGTCAGATTTACTCCACTGATATGTGTGTGAACCACTTGATGTTGTACCCGCTACAGTATATGATGATGTGCCTCCTTCATTACCTGTTGCGTTGACTGGTTCAGAGGTTACACTATGAGTCCTGTAGACAGTTAGCAATGCGGCTGAGGTGAATACATCAGCGTCAGCACCTGTAGCCGAAAGCTTACAACGATACTGATCAGCATGATCTGCTGCGTAAGTTGCTGTTCCTGTATTGTAAGTAGGACTTGTAGCACCACTGATATCACTATATGGTTCAGTAGTCAATAGACTATTACCCTGACCTGTATGGTAGTGACACCAATAATATAGAACACTAGCTGCGTTAGGAGGTACGATCCATTCTATTGTTTTAGTAGTAGCAGAACCAAAGTCTGCGACATACTCTGCCATAGTTTTTGTAACACCATCTAACTTATAGGTAACACCCATCATATAGTGTCCGTTACCATTGTGATCACCGTCAACACCTGTACTGAACATCAATGGATGCTCTTGAGTATTATAGGTAGCATTAGATGAATCAGATTGATCAAAGATATATGTCTCTCCTCTTTCAAATTCAAAGTTGTTAGGTTTCTCTGTACCATTGAAGTAGAATACTCCTGTTGCCTGTCCACCGTTATTATCTACACCCACTGTGACATTGATAGTTTCACCACCATCTTTTCTCTGCCACTGATACTGGACTGAGGGTGCATGATTAGACCATATAGAGTTGTATAGCTCTGGGTCAGCAGCTGTCTCTGCCTTAGCAGAAGCACCACCACCAGCTGGTGTTGTCCAATTACCAACTCCAAAGGAAGAGTTTAGTAACGCACTGATAGCAGAGGTTGTTACTGTACCTACTGCTGTGAAACTTGTTGACTGTCCTTCATTTATAGTGCTGTCATTAGGATGAGAAACTACGCTAACTGATACTGATTCTACCTGTAAAGTAGCAGCATTAGAGAATGTATTATTAGCACCAGCCGCAGATATTAAACATCTATACTGATACTCATCAAACTGAGCTGAAAGTGTAGGTGTTGTGTATGATGCTGAAGTTGCTCCTGAAAGACCTGACCAGTTTTGTCCATCGTCAAGTGATACTTGCCATAGGTAGTTAAGGTCAGCACTATCTCCATCAGAAAGACTAGCAGCAACTGTGAAGTCTGCTGTACCACCTACTGCTCCTGTAGTATTGGCAGGGTGTGTGTCTACTGTTATAGTTCTTGTAACTGATAACTGGGCACTCGTAGATGTTATCTCTGAAGCACCGATAGCATTGACTCTGACTCTATAGTAGTCACCATTATCAGCATCAAATGATGCAGGAGGTGTACCACCACTGTCATATGTGGTAGCTGTAGTTGTATATGATGAACTTGTAGCACCTGGTATTTGATGCCATACTGTATTATCTTCTGACTTGTCCCATCCATATGTTAATGATGCTCCATCAGCAGTAGCCGCAGTTACACTGAATGTAGCAGCAGCTGGTGACACTGCTGATTGGTTTTGTGGTTGCTGTGATATTGTTACTACTCTAGTTACAGTCAATGTAGCAGAGTTAGATGTTGTATCAGCAGCTGCTGTATTAGAACTACAAACGCATCGGTATTGCCATCCGTTGTATGAGTAGTCATCATCTACTGTAAGTGTATCTGTTGTCTCTCCACTATGTCCTGATAGACTACTAATACTTGTCCAAGCACCACCTGTACTATACTGCCACTGGTAGTTGATAGTAGAACTGTCAGATATACTTGCGTTAAGAGGACCGAACTGTGCGTTAGTTCCTGCTCCTGCTTCTATTGTCGCATCCGAAGGTTGATCTCCGATTGTAATTACAACACCTGTACCTAGTGTATGGAAGTTATAGTTTCTTACCTCTCCAGAACTGTCCTCTGTAACTGTGATATCAAAGAATGAATCTTGATAGGATGATGTAACTGTACCTGATAGAACACCAGTTGATGTATTGAATGCTAGCCCTGTACCTGATATATCATCACCAGAAAGAGTATATGCTTCTCCTGCGTTAAATGTTTCATTGGCGTAACTCTTGAACTCATCAACACCTATGTCTTTATTAATAGAACTATTGTGAGCAAACCCATCACCACCTATTTTACCTGTGGTTACTAGATTACCAGTACCAGTTCCCTGTGCTGTCTTGATATAGAATGGATGACTGGATCCTGCTGTAGTGTCAAATACTAGAATGTCGCCTGGTGTAGCATTGATCCCCGCATCATCACCACTCTGTCCTGCTGTGCTGTTTGCCTGTACAGTGATAGTACCATACATGTTATTGTGAGCTGTACACTGATAGTAATATACGCCAATCGGTACGCCAGTTGTAATCCACTTGACAGTACCAGATGCTGATGCTCCACCACCTGTGTATGTACCTGTTGACACCTGATTACTTGAACCAGTTCCCTGTACAGTCTTGAAAACAGTTGGGTGACTGCTACCCGCATTCATATTAAAGTTTATTGTATCTCCAACTTGTACTACAATAGCAGGGTCATTACCACTGATTGAACCAGTCCTGTCAGAACCAGATATGATATAGTCTTGACTACCGCTAGCTGTAACAGCAAAGTTATATGTATTGACTACAGGATTGACATTCTGTTCCTGTAAAGTATAGTTGCTACTACCTGAAGCGGTTACGTTCCAGTATCTTTTGGCAGTACCACCTGATCCAGATAACGTAATGGTACCATACATGTCATTGTGAGCAGAACATTGGTAATAGTAACTACCAGCTGTGACTCCTGTTGTATCCCAATATATTCTTCCGTTAGTGACACCTTGACCTCCTGTAGAACTTATATTACCGTTATAGAACCATGTGATAGTCTTAGAAATGTATCTAGTAAACAGTCCTCTGACCTTACTAATTAAGGCACCTGTCTGACTATAGTCAAAGTCAACACCTGTGTCTACTGGTATTTGTTTGACGGTACGACCTGTATGTCCTGCTTCCTCTGAGTCTAACTCAGCATATAATGTGACGTTACCAAATGAAGGTCCGTCAGTTCCCTCATGTGTGTCAGATATTACGCAAGCATAGTTATTATCTCCACCACCTGTAGCATTACCTGTAGCACTGTTGACTACAGTTATCTCGATATAGTTATTAGCAGCATCCTGTCCTGTGATACCCCACCATGTCCCAGACTCAACATACAGGTTGATACCACCTAATACAAGACTTGTATCGGCTACTCTTATCTGTATCTTCTTTCCAATCTTGTTCAAGAAGGCAGATGAGTATAGAGATGGATAGTATATCCTAATAACGTTACTACCATTGCTAACTACAAATGGGTCAGTAGGTAACTTATATTCATGAGCTGTATTAGCAGGGTACGCTGTTGTACTTGTAGCAGCAAAGTTGCCAGGATCTCCTGATCCTCTGATCCAGTTTTTACATAAGACTGGTAGTGTACCTGTACTATGTGTATAACTGTTAGCTGCTATGAACTGACATACTACACCAGCTGTGATAGGACCTGAGAACGATGTACCTTGTATAACACTATAATTACCCACTGATGTATATGGGGTGTTAGTTGTCCAGTTATAGTTTGGTACAGTTACATGTTGACCTGGTGCTGTAACTGTTACAGCAGAACCATAGTTAGAGAAGTCTGCCCAGAAGTCATTGTAGTCTGTGGCACCTACAGAGATAGACGCGATATTTGTATCAACTGTGTTTACATCTCCGTCTGGATATCCAGATGATCTAGTTCCTGCTTGGTATCTACCCTGTAGAGGTCCTAAGAAACTATCACTAGAGTCTTTAAATCCGTTACCCGCTGATCTAACGAGTACAATATTAGCATCTACTACGTCTTTCTCTGTCTCGTCATATAGTTCTACGTCAAACCCTGAGTCAGTTCCTGCCTCGTTTAGTTCAATGTATGGGAAAGAACCACTAGGTTGTGTAGCACCAAAGGATGCGTTGATAACTGCGGGTCTAGTATTACCTTTGTAGTTGACATGTCCACTGTCATTGTGGTTGATGACTGCCTGATATGCGTTCATGATACCTGACAGAGATCCACTACCAAAGGAACTAAAACACTTTAGAGCATAGAATTTTGTTTCATTTGCTACACCTGACTTGATACCACCTACTAAGTTAGCACAGTATGTACCATGTCCATTGTCGTCTTCATTACTGTTTGCTACACTATTGACAGTATATCCTGAACTATATCCTGCTACCTCATATACTCTGTATGACTGTTGCTCGGATAAACCGTTCATGTCAGCGTTATTGTTCTTGTCAAATAGTTCTGGATGTAGTCCTACGTTGGTTCCAGTCGGTCTCGAAGCTCCTCTAATTCCAGTATCAAGCACATAAACGTCAACACCATCAGCTTCTTCTGTAGTGTTATAGACTCCATTTAAAAAACTCCTACTTTGTTTTGATATACGATCTAGATGCCAAAAGTCATGTATACAAATAGCACCATAACGTAATGGACTGTCATCATAAGCACCGTAGTCAGAGTTAGATACGTTGTACCAGTATAGTACAGATGCTGTAACACTATCTACTGTGATACGAGTATACGCACCAGATGAACCAGGCGTACCCGCTGTTGTCACATTATATGTGTACTGTGTACCACCCCTGTGCGTACCATCAGGTGTCAAAGAGAAGGCTAGTCTGTGTCCTGTGTTAGATGAGTCAGACTGATCAAAGGTATAGGTACCTCCTTGTACGAAACCACTATAGGTTGCTATCCTACTGTAGACACCACCCTGTGTAGATGACAACTGAAATCTTAAGTTACCACCATAGTTTGCTACCTTTACATATATTGTTCCACCACCACTTGATGTAATGATTCTTGTATTTCTTGTTCCTGCTACTTCTTCTGCGTTAGTTTCAATTATATCTGTTTCCCACTCTGCTATTGCTGTCTCACCACCTACTACTGGATCTATCTGATACTCTTTATCATAGGTCGCACCATGAACATACGCCAAACTTCTGATCTCATCTATAGATGATTGATCCTCTGAAGGTGCTGTAAATTGGATAGTTCTAAATGAAGGGAAAGATCTTACAAATTCTAAATAACTATGCTGACCCATTATTAGTGCTTGAGCACCATCAAGAGTCATAGAACCTGCTACCTTTACTAAAAGGGTTGCCATTGAATATTAGTCAGTATTATCCTCTTTTGTATTTATAGAACTCATGGCTGGACTTAGAGACAGAGAAGCACCAACAGGTGAATATAGACTCAGAGAACACCTCTGGAGTAGAACTGAAGCAAAATTTGATGGCACTTCAGATACCATTCCTTTTGATGTTGGCGACAAATATGACGAAAGACCTATCGTTGCTATAGGCATAACAAAAAACATCTACGGTAAAAGATACTATCTCGTTGTTGAAGGAGATAAGACCCATGCCCGTAGACGTTTAGAGTTTGATGAGAAACATGACTTGATATCAAGTAAGTTTCTTAAGTTTGTGGAATAATTATTTTACCTTAGCGGGTTTGGTAGGTGCTGCTTCTTCAGTCTTACCATCCTGTGTTGCTAGTCTAAGACCTTCTATTGCTCCTTGTAGACGCAGTAGTTGGTCTTCTCTTGTTTTAAGGGCATCTTTTATTTCTGCCACTTCTGCTTTTACCTTGCTCTGTTGCTCAGTAAAGTCTGTAATCATTTCTTCAATGGTCATGCTGTAGTTTCCTCAGTACGTTGGATTTTAGATTCGACACCTAGGACGGTGGTGCGTATAATATCAAGTGCTTCACAAGCACCTTCAAGACGATTCACTTTAGTGCGAGCGTCATTAAGATCAGTTAGATCAATACGAGTCATGAGACTAGAGTTCTTATCTAACTCCTCCTCCTTCTCTCTAACTTCTTCTCGTGCTTCAGTTAACTGAGCAACGAAGTCTTCCCATACCATATCAAATGTCCACTCTTCTGGTTCATTTTCAACGGTACCCATTCCTGCTGTTTCTGGTGCGTCAGACATAATTTTTTACTTCATCTTGTATATCTTGCTGTGCTAGAGCAAAAGGTGTGGCGAGGTAAGGACGTGTGTCATACTTCAAATCTTTGTGTAGACCATCAGCATAGACATACTGCATGAAAGCATTGATATGCTCTTTGCCTGTATACTTCTCTCTCCAGTGTGGAATTGATCCACTGTATATTACCACATCTCCTGGTTCTAAGTCAATATGTAAGGTTTGCCCTTCCCATAAAAAATTTAGATCCCACTTGATGTCACGAGCAATAGACAGATTGACTGCTATTTCTGAGGAACGACGATCAGTATGCCTGACCAATTCACTTCCTTCAGTATATATGCGTCCATAGGAATAGGTTGGTTCAATACTTGTCTTCAGTATTTTTTCCACTTGAGGTTTCAAGTGTAGACTCAATGCTTCAAAACATAGAGGTGAATACCAAGAAAAGGTATTAGGAACAGTGGGGTCATTATAACCCTCATTACTACCCATGGCAAGTAGGGCATCCCGCATCAGTCTAAACTCAGTATATAAGTAATCGACTAATGGAATAGGAACTGCCTCTTTCCAAACTTTAATTATCGGTTTGTATTTTGTAGTTACGTCTGTCATAAAACTCAGGGTTTAATACAGTTGGTACACAAGGAATACTTATGGACAACCTAGGTCTATCTGGTAGAGCTTGATGGTATGCTCTATCAGGTATATAGAGGAGATCGCCAGGTAATAATACACCCTCCCATTCTATATCCATTATATCATAATTTAATTGTTTGTCATTCCTACAAGCAAGTAGGGATGTTTGTTTGTTCTTATATACTTTCCAATATGTCTCTCCTACACACTGTATAATAAAGTTAGAGAAGTGGTCACAGTGTGTCTTGAATGAAGGTGCCTCACCTTTTCCTCCATACACATGTATATCTACATTGACATCTAGAGATCTCTCTATCTCTATACACAGGTCATTTGCTTTTCTATTTACTTTACTGTAACCTGTGATGACAAAACTTTCTTTGTTTTGTATGTGTTCATATATTGTGTTCTTATCCTGACATGGTACAGGAGACCAGTAAGGTTTGTACTGTTGAAGATTCTTTTTATGTCCTTTCTTGTCTATGAGTTCCCAGAATACATCATCACGTGTAAGACAATGCTCTACACTTTTCCATGATAGGTATTGAGTTGGGTCGTCTAAAAAACTGCGAATGTGAACCACTCCATCATCGCAGTATAGATTACGCGACGCGAAGAAACGGCTTAACATTCTGAATAGGTTGACGTTTTACAATGTTGATAGTGATTGCTAACCGTGCATCATGATGTTGAGGACATGAGCTAGCATGATAGTGCTTACCGTCAAAAACGAATAACTTATTTTTTTCGGGATCGCATTTATACTTAATCGTATACTTGGGCGATTCTTTTTTCTCTTCAAATACGACTGTCGGACCATCGGAATTATTTACGTAGTATAGGCATGTGTAATGATCAACACCTGATGACTCAGGAAAGTCAACGTGTGGTTGATTGTGTAGGAAATGTTCTTCTCTGAATGTAGGGAAGTTTAATCCACATCTTAGTCTGGATAGATACCAGTCTTTGTAATCTAGATTCATAACATCAACGATGTAATGAAAGAAGAAACTAAAGTCACCATACCATGTACTCATGTTACCATCACGATATGGTGTATGGTGCATGCCAGGTTGACTCCTGTAAAACTCAGGAACTTCTGATCGTTCCTCTGGAGATACAGTAACATCATCTAACCAGAACCAAGGGAACTCATTAGATGTCATCTTATCATGTAACTCGTTTGCTAACGAGATGGGTAAAAAGTTTCTAAACTCTCTCATCGTATATTGAATGATATTGATATTCTATCTTCATCAGATAGATTCGCTTTCACGTGATGCTCCTGCCAAGCAGGAAATATAAGTAGTCTGTTTTTCTTGGGTGGATAACACCATTCACAACTACTGTATCTAGTAGAGTTAGGGGCAACTGTTCCTAGAGAGTAACCATTAGATCTAGTAAAACATATATCACCTGAGTTCTCAGCACCTGACACATAGAACACACCAGATAGTCTTGCTTCTGGGTGTACGTGTACCTGATTGTAAGAATACTTTGGATTGATATTGATCCATAGATTCTCTATCCAACGATCACCTTTAGGTATACCTATGTCGTTTGCTATGTTATGAGATTCTCTGACAATATACAACACGAGTTCAGTCAATGGTGTCTGACCAAACTCTCTATAATCTTCTGATTGCCATCCACCAACGTTAGATATTTGTCTGCCAGGATTCTCTTTCATACATGAGTAGCACCAGTATTTGATACTGTCTACATCTATGTCAAGATCAAATCCCCAGATGGGGGTGGGAAATATTTCTTCTAGAAACATTAAACAGGAACTTCTTGTGCTTTAAAGACCTTTGCTAATGATTTGTATTTGAAACCAAAGCAATGAGACCATCTATATTCTACACTATCATCGACAAAAGGGCAATGTGGTATGTTGCCATTGTAAATTGTCATAGTGCCATGTTCACATGGTGCCTTGCCTACTTGTCGGAATCCCCAGTGGAATGCTTTTTGACCTGTGAGATTTTGGAAACCTTCTGTGTGATTTCTACCGTCTCCAACCCACTCGTGCCACTCTTTATACCGTTGGTGACGTGGATCGAGTTGGAAATCGTACCGTCCTTGATCAATCTCTCCTTTATATTCATAGATGTTTGTTGTTGTTTGTCCTTCTTCATGTTCTGACAACCATAAGTTTCCTATCCATCCCTCATCATCAGGGAAGTCTACATGTGGGATATATGAATTTACTAGAGGACGACACTCGTCCTTGAAGTATACGTTACCCCACTCTGACAGACGTTCATCTATCAGTTCCATTTCAGGTCCTTGACCAAAGTGTTCTCTAATTACAAATTCTCTTACTGCCTCACATAGAGGTTGTGTGATCCAGTATGGTAGATGATGTACCATAAAAGGATTGTGATCAAAGTCCCCATCGTGATTGTTAGTATCTACAATAGGATAAGAACTAGCGATGTCCTTGAATAAATCTAGACCACCTTCTTTAAATATATCTCTTACAACCCAATACTTACTGTGGTAAGTATATGACCACTCACTCACTGGTTTGAAGATAGGTTTTGTTTCTTGGTATACCCTTTTAGATATAGGGAGTCTACTCATATCCATAGTAATTAAATGACATTGCTATACGAGGTCCTACAGTGCTAGGATCTACTCTATGTCTCACCCATGATGGGAAGATTATATACTCGTACTGATTAGCAGGGAACTCACTCGCTATAGTATGTATCCCCTTCATCATAGCGTATGGTTGCTGACGTAAGATATAATCATTTGGATTACAGAATTTTATATTGCTAGATCCTTTTGGTTTTCTAAAATAATATACACATGATATCTGACAACTACCCCACCATCCATCATTATGACTATGCTCTACTGTAGTATCTCCTGCGAAGTGTTTGTTTGCCCAACCATCTCTACATTTAATATCTGCCATCTTCTTATATCCTAGAGTATATACCCAGTATTCTTTGACAGCAAATTCTAGTGGCTTCATTAACCACTTAAGTTCTTCTTTCTCATGTAGTTTCATCTCATCAGGACCTGTAGATAGACCTGACTCACCCTCAAATTCACCTAACTTTCTATCAAGAAAGATACGATTTAACATAGTCTCAGTAGAAGCATCAGCATACTCATCTGGTACTATTCTACCCTTAACTACAGGTACAGAAAACAAAGGTATTGATTCATCCATTCCAATACTTCTTCAATATTTTATTAGTTTTAATTTGTCTCTGAGTTGTGTTAACATTCTCAGGAAACTGATTGTACGCAGTGAACATAAACTCTTCTTCGAGTCTATAATCTGTAGGAGTTGCTACATCAATAGACATGTCTAAGTCTTCTAACATCCTACGTGACATGGGTACATAACAGCAGAGAGGTGTCCCTGCTTTAATTGTTACATCACCCTCCATCACGTGCCAGAAGAGTTGGACATTGACTTCATAAGCAGTACGTGGATCGAGAATACCAGATACTGCTGAGAAGCGAGTTTCATTAACGAAAGGTACTTTTGTCTGGAGAAATACGACATCATCGTCTGCCTGTACTCGCCAAGTAGTATTGATTTTTACTACTTGATCTATTGTAGTATCCTTACTAGAATCCATCAACCATTTTGTTACATCTGTTTCATGAAGTACAACGTAATCTGATGATGGTGGATTAAAAGGAGTGGTAGTAAACAGTATAGTATGTCCGTCTCCATTTGTATGAACCTTAAAGTCAGCAGGAGCGTAGACAATATAACCTGTCCTCATAATAGAATTTATAGCAGGACAACGACCTATAGAATTAGGATGATGTTGTTCTCCTTGTAATACTTTATTGAAAGGGCACTTACCTAATCTCTCTCTATAATCATCTCTTTCTTTGCCAACCCAATCTCTATCAAGTTCTGCTGCCTTAGTAATAGGATGTAGAGTATGTACGCCAGGATGTAAACTAAAGAACCTTGCTTTTGGTTTTTTCTTTCTAAACATATATCCTCTGTTTCAAATACTGGTAGTGAGATGGTTGCTTCTGTAAGTATTTTAGCACAGATTTTCGATAATGGAAATGTCTGTCCTTAACTTCGTGAAGATATGCTATTGAGAACTCCTCTCTTGCCATCTTATATTCATAGTCAACCTTAGTGATAGGATGATATCCTAGTCCCGCTGCGATATATGGTAGTCCACCCATATCTTTAGGTGCGTTAGATATGTTCCAACAATGTATAAACTCTTGATATAGACGAGGTGATCTAACTACCTTATCAAACATGTGTTCATAAGATAGTGGTGACTTGTTACTATAGTGTCTCCAATATTCTGTATCAGTTCTAGGAGAGAGATAGTAGTGCATCTCTACAAACTCTTTCATTGCTTCTAGTTCATAGTGTACAGCATGATTGTATCCATCTATGTCTATCTGTGTAATATGTCCGTCTCTACGTTGGAACGTATCTATTAATCTAAGTATGTTCTCATGTGTAGTGAACAAACCAGTAGATTCTAATGGTTCTAAGAAACCATATGATAGACCAATACCAATAACATTCTGAGACCATCCTAGTCTTCTCTTACCGTGTTTAAATTTTATATGTTCTACTTCACCACCCCAGTCTAGGTGTTTTCTAAACTCTTGTTCTGCCTGATCTTTACCACAGAACTTACTAGAATATACATATCCCTTTCCAATATTTTCCCACAGTGGTATAGTCCAACACCAACCATTATCCATAGCAAAACCATCTGTCTGGTTTTTCATCTCTGACTCTTTGTCAGTATATGGTATATGTGTAACTACAGCAGAATCATTTGGTAGATTAGGGAACTCTATAAAATCTTGACCCATAGATTTCTCTAGGAGTACAGATCCAAATCCACTACAGTCTATAAAATAATCTGCCTCATAATGATGTCCTTCATCATCTACAAGTGCTTTGACGTTACACTCATCATCATAGAGAGTTGTTATAATTCTTGCCTTTGTATGCTCTATAGTTTGACAGAGATTATCTCGTAACCAACCGCCAAATTTTGTAGCATCAAAATGATATGATGTATCCCACGTCCTTCTAAAATTACGTACATAGACATTGTTGTCTACGATCTTATTTGTACTTGCTAGGTAACTAACAGGGTTGTAGAACTCACAGTATGTTGTATCAGGAAATAACTGTGGCCATGTATGATGTAGATAATACCATGTTAGAAAGTCACCGTTAGTATAATCGAAATCCCCAAAGGGATATTGAAATACGTCACCCTTATTCTGCCAGTTAGTAAATTGAATTGATAGTTTATATGTGGCATTACAATCTTTCATCCAATCTGTATCTTGTATACCTAGGCAATCTAGGTAACGATTGAAATGACCAAGAGTAGACTCTCCAACACTCAATGGTTTTTGAGTTGGGTTCTCTATAAGTCTGATCTTATATTGTGGAAATACCTTAGCAAAAGCAGCAGCTGTCATCCATCCA